ATATTGTAGATAGATTATTAGAAAGTAAAAAGTCTAAAAGGAAAAATACTTTAAGGATGTCTCAGGTAGGTAAACCTCTAAGACAACTTTGGTATAGTTTAAAAGATTTTCCTGTCTCTGAAAAACCTTTACCACATAACCAGATTAAATTTCTATATGGAAATATTTTAGAAGAGTTCCTTATTTTCTTAGCTAGGACTGCTGGTCATAGTGTTACAGAAGAGCAAAAGAAAGTTGAATTGAATGGTGTTAGAGGACATAAGGATTGTCGCATTGACGGCGTAACAGTGGATGTAAAGAGTGCTTCATCTTACGCCTTTAAAAAGTTTGAAAGTCATACAGTAGGACAGGATGATCCCTTTGGATATATCTCACAGCTTTCAGGTTATGCTCAAGCAGAAGGAGATAAAGAAGCAGCCTTCCTTGCTATTGATAAACAGAACGGGAAGATAGCTCTTTCACCTCTACATGAAATGGAATTTGATAATGTATCTCAACGTATAGAAAAAATTAATAAAGCTTTGGAATCTGATATTCCACCTGAGAGATGTTATGAAGATGTTCCAGAAGGCAAAACTGGTAATAGAAAACTTAGTATTGGTTGTAGTTATTGTCCTTATAAATTTTATTGTTGGAGTGATATAAATGAAGGCAGAGGATTAAGAACATTCTTATACGCCAACGGGCCTAGATTCTTTACCAGAGTTGTAAGACAACCAAATGTAGAAGAGCGTAATGAAAGGTAAATATAAATCTCAGCTAGAGGTTGATACAGCAAAATATCTTAAAGAAAATAGAATGAGAGCACGTTATGAAAAGAAAAGACTTCCTTATCTTTGGACAGAACATAAGCACTATATACCAGACTTCTTTCTATCTAATGGGGTGATATTGGAATGTAAAGGAAGGTTCACTCTTGCAGATAGAAAGAAAATGTTATTTATAAAGGAACAATATCCTAATGCAGATATTCGGTTTGTCTTTTCTAATCCTAAACAAAAGCTTTGGAAAAAAGGAAAGATGACTTATGGTGGGTGGTGTGAGAAGAACGGCTACCTCTATTGTAAAGGAGTAGAAGGGATACCAGAAGACTGGCTGCAATGAGTAAACTATCTGATAGATATCAAACTATAAAAGATGATAGACAATCTTCTACACCAGAAACTTTTTTATTTATTTCTGTTCTTCTTCAAGCCTTACTTGATGCAATAACAGAAGAAAGTTCTGATTTGGAACAAAGAAAATCTTTGGATAGGGAAAGAGCATTAGCTTGGTTTTATGCAAGTATAGGGGTTACAGCTTCTGACTTTGAAGATGTATGTGACCTAGCAAACATTGATCCTATTCAAATGAAAAGTTTTGCTATTGATGTTATAAACTCAGATAATAAAAAGGAGATGAGAGATAAAATTAATTTACTTTTCTCTCAAAGAATGCAACAATAATTTAGAGGAAGGCACAGCAATGGAACCACTAGATAAACAAGTTGGAGGGGAACATTATAAGAGTTGTAAGATACAACCAGTAGAATATATCTATGCAAATGATCTTGACTATTTTGAAGGTAATGTGATAAAATATATAACCCGTCACAGAATGAAAGGGGATGGCGCTACAGACATTAAAAAGGTTATACACTATGCTGAACTAATTCTGCAATTAGCTTATAATGACAAGGTAGAGAGGGACACAGATGTTTAAATCAAATAAGAATCCACAATTCAGATCTAAATTTTCTGAAGATATATTCAATACAAAATATTATCATGTAGGTGCTGAGACTATGCACGAGTTAGCAGAAACTTTGGTTGAAGATGTTTGTAGAGATAAGATGACTCCTTCTGAAAAAGAAGAACTTACAAATCATATATCAGAATTAAGATTTCTACCAGGAGGTAGATACTTATATTATGCAGGGAGAGAAAAGAAGTTTTTCAATAATTGTTATCTGTTAAAATGTGAAGAGGATACCAGAGAAGACTGGGCTAACCTTTCTTGGAAGGCTGAGTCTTGTCTTATGACTGGGGGTGGGATAGGCTCAGATTATTCTGTGTATAGAGCAGAAGGAAAAACTCTTTCAGGAACAGGTGGTATTGCTTCTGGCCCCATACCAAAAATTCAAATGATAAATGAAATTGGTAGAAGGGTAATGCAAGGGGGTAGTAGGAGATCAGCTATCTATGCAAGTCTAAATTGGAAGCATGAAGATATATTTAAATTCCTTTCCTCTAAGAATTGGAAAGATATGCCAGTTGGGACAACAGGACAAACCTTATTTGATATTAAACAAGACGACTTTAATTTTCCTGCACCACTGGACATGACAAATGTAAGTGTTAATTATGATACAGAATGGTTGCTAAACTTTTGGAAAACAGGAGAGGTAGGAGATGTCTTTCGGACTAATGTACGTCAAGCTTTATCAACTGCGGAGCCAGGATTCAGCTTCAACTTCTTTGATAAAGAAAACGAAACCTTACGAAATGCTTGTACAGAAGTTACATCAGAAGATGATTCCGATGTCTGCAATTTGGGAAGTCTTAATTTTGCTAGGATCTCTGACATTAATCAACTTAGAGAAGTTGTCGGGCTGGCTACAAAGTTTCTTCTTTGTGGAACCCTGAGAGCACAGCTACCTTATGACAAAATTTACTTGATCAGAGAAAAGAATAGGCGACTTGGATTAGGATTGATGGGTCTACATGAGTGGCTTATTCAGAGGAACAGTAGGTATGAAACTACAGAAGAGATGCACCGTTGGCTGAAAGTTTATGAGGCAGAGTCTGATAGTGTTTCAGATTCCTTTGCTGATGAGTTAGGAATTTCAAGACCTGTAGCTAAGAGAGCAGTAGCTCCTACAGGCACAATAGGAATCATTGCTGGTACATCTACAGGAGTAGAGCCTATCTTTGCTGTCTCTTATAAGAGAAGATATTTGAAGAATAGAAGATGGCATTATCAGTATGTGGTGGACAGCGCCGCTCAAGAAATGATTGATTTATATGGGGCTGATCCAGATAATATTGAATCAGCTATAAACTTATCTACAGATTATGAGAGAAGGTTATCTTTCCAAGCTAATATACAAGAATATGTAGACATGAGTATATCAAGCACAATCAACCTACCCCCGTGGGGAACAAAAGAAAATAATGAGGATCTCGTAGAGCCATTCTCTCAGACTTTAGCAAGGTATGCCCACAGATTAAGAGGCTTTACCTGTTTTCCTGATGGCAGTAGAGGTGGACAACCTCTCACAATTGTACCTTACAAGGAAGCTGTAGATAAGCTGGGTGAAGAGTTTGAAGATAATATACAAGCCCACGACATTTGTGATATTACAGGATCAGGAGGAGTTTGTGGAGCTTAGATACTCTCGTAGCTCAATTGGACAGAGCAACAGATTTCTAATCTGTAGGTTGTGGGTTCGAGTCCCGCCGAGAGTGCCAAGATTTTTCTTGACAAAAGATATAAATTATGAGATAATAAATAAATCAAGGCTTGGTCTGTGTCTCCCGACTACTCCTAACTAGGGTGGCGAGAAGAAATCGGGCTACAGGCTAACTTATTATAGTGGAGTAATAAATGGCTTTTAAATTTACACCAGTAGAATCCCAAGTTATAGATGTTTTCTGGTCACAGTTGGCTCCTCTCTTTCAACAAATTATTGATAGAGAGGGAATGGGCAGGGAAACACTAGACTCTTTGAAAGAGAAAATTAAAGGAGGATATTTACAGGTATGGATAGGATGGGAGGATTCTGTTAATGATATCATTGCTACATATTGCACACAAATTATTGAATATCCAACGAAACGTCAGTGCCAATGGGGCTATATGGCGGCAAAAAATAATGACATGGCTAAGTGGGAAGAAGCAATGATAGCTTCTTTAGTACACTATACCATAGAAACTAAGTGTGATGGTATAGAATTTTTTAGTTCAAGAAAGGGATGGAAAAAGATATTTGCAAAATATAAAATAAATATAGAGCCAATTGGAACTCTCTATGAGACAAAAATAAATGTATAGTCTCCCCACTATTTATGTTGGATATGATAGAAGAGATAAAGAAGCATATAAAGTATTAGTAGAATCTATTTTAGATAGAACATCTCACCCAGTTAATATCATTCCTATATACCAAGAAGAAATGCGTAGGATAGGATTCTACAGAAGAACTCATAGAATAGGCAAAGACTTAGTATCTATTGATACATTAGATAAAAAGCCTTTCTCAACTGCGTTTAGTTTTACCCGCTTCTTAGTTCCATTTTTAAACAGACATCAAGGACAGGCTTTATTTATGGACTGTGATATGTTGGTAAGAGCAGATATCATGGAAGTATTTGACTATGGTCTAGCTAATGATAAAGCAGTGTGGTGTGTTCAGCATGATCATTCCCCAACAGATAAATTTAAAATGGACAATATGATTCAGTCCCGATACTCCAGAAAGAACTGGTCTAGTTTTGTGTTGTGGAATTGTGAGCATGAAGCTCATAAATATTTTACAATAGATGATGTTAATCTACGCACAGGCTGGTATCTTCACAATTTTAAATGGATTCCAGATAACGAAATAGGATCTCTGCCAGAAGAATGGAACTGGTTAGACAGTCACTCATCCCCTAATATTGAACCAAAGAATGTACACTTTACAACTGGTGGTCCTTGGTTTGATAGCTGGACTGTCAAGACAGTAGACGATGGTAAGTATGCCTTAGAATGGAATTATATTTATACAGCTATAACTGTTGAAGAATCTTTAGGAAAGGAAAAAAATATTAAATGGAAAAAAGAATTAACATAGTAACTTCTTTTTCTAAGACAGGATGGGAAACCTATGGAAGAAAGATGGTACAAAGTGCTGCCCAATTTTGGGGACCAAATATTCACCTCACAGCCTTCTATCATGACTTTGAATTAACTGATCCAATAAGTAACCCACAAATTTCTTATAGGAATTTAAATGAAGTCAAAGATATGGAGGAATTTAAAAAGGAATATGCTAAATATGACGGTACTTTAGGAGGAAAATCTCCCTATACTTATAAGCTTGATTGTATAAAGTTCTGTCATAAAGTCTTTGCATTAACAGAATTTGCTTTTGAATTGTGTGAACAGAGTAAGAAACCAGGATGGCTTGTCTGGCTAGATGCAGATACCATTACCACAAAGTTTGTAACTTATGATACACTTAATAAATGTCTACCAGAAAAAGCTTCTCTGGTTTATCTAGGCAGAAAGCATTATGAGTATAGCGAGACATCTTTTTTAGGTTTTAATCTTGACCATCAAGCTCCTGTAGATTTGTTAGGGGACTTACGAGGAGCATATATTTCTGGAGAAGTTTTAAATTACAGAGAATGGCATGATGGGTTTGTCTTTGAAAGATTATTAAAAATTTATATAGCTCATGGATTAAAAGCCCATGACTGGACAGGACATCTGGACGAGATCAAGAGTCTTCATTCTGGTGTACAAGCTTTTGAAAGCTTTCCTTTGGGAGGATATATGATCCATAACAAAGGATCAAGAAAGAAACCAGGAGGGGGAGTGTCTCCAGATGTGAACGGGCCAGAAAGATATAAACAATTGATGCAGTTAATTCTTCATTACAAACCTAAATCCATTATTGAAACAGGAACATGGAACGGTGGAAGAGCTATACAAATGGCTATAGCAGCCTTTCAGAATACAGACAAGGTAACATATACAGGCTATGATTTATTTGAAGAAGCCACAAAAGAAACAGACACAAGAGAATTAAATACAAAAGCTCATAATTCTTTAGAGGCAGTTAATAATAGGCTTCAAGAATTTGCAGATAAGATCAAAGAGAAAGGTAAAATATTTGAATTTACATTACATAAAGGAGACACAAAGAAAACCCTGTCAAAATCCAGAGCAGATTTTTCTTTCATAGATGGTGGTCATTCAAAAGATACAGTCAATCATGATTTTAAGATGCTTAAAAAATCTCCTGTGGTTGTTTTAGATGACTACATTATGGAAGATCCTGCAGGAAAGGGACCACCAAAAAAGTTTTATGGTGTAAATAAAATTATTAAAAAACAAAATCGTTCTGTAATTCTTCCATCTAAAGATCAAATAAGAGATGGTGGAAGAACACATCTGGCTGTGGTCTTAACAAATAAAAATGTGTCAGATGTCCCAGTAGATATTCAATCTGTTCCAATTGTGGTACAACCAAAGGATTGTGTTCCCAAAGAATACATAGAAAATAATGTGAAAGCTAATACAAAGATAATTAAAAAATGGATTAAAAGATCTAAACCAAACAATGAAGTTGCCATTTTTGTTTCTGGAGGAACTGTTGATTGGGAGGAATTAAAAGGTCTTATAAGACATGAAGGAGCAGAAAGGTGTAGGATTGTCTGCGTGAAACATTCCTATCCTAAGTTATTGGCAGAGGGGATAAAGCCTTGGGCTTGTATCATTCTTGATCCCCGCCCAGTTGAGGGTACAAGTACTCATGGAGTTGTAAGAAAAGACTTATTTAAAACTGTAGATAAAGATACCTTATTCCTTACTGCATCTATGACTGATCCTTCAGTAACCAATCTTATTAAATCTAAAACGGATAACATTATTGGATGGCATGCTTTTTCAGAAGCATTGAGAGATACAAAAGCAGAGGAACAACAGAAGTCTATTATTGTAAAAGAAGAATTAGGTATAGAAGCAGGAGCCACAATGATTGTTGGAGGAACCTGTGCAGCTATGAGAAGTATAGGCATTATGCACACACTAGGTTTTAGAACTTTCCATTTGTTTGGGTATGACTGTTCTATGCCTGAACCAAATGAGGAAGAGAAACAAACAATAGAAAATGAAAAGCCTAAATATATTCAAGTAGGAATAAAAGTAAATGGAGAAAACCGTCCCTTCTGGACTACAGGAGAGCTTCTTGCAATGGCACAAGACTGTGAGAAATTATTTGATAGAGAAGATGTAGACATGAATTTAAATTTCCACGGGACAGGAACTTTAGTTTCTGCTATTTGGGAAAACTCTACAACTAAAAACTTAAAACATTACAGAGAAATATTAGAGTTATAGGAGGATTTAATGTTTGGAATTGCTGAAAGTGTAGTTGGAGTTGCAGGAAAAGTCTTAGATAAATTTGTTGAAGACAAAGATTTAAAGACTAAACTTGAGGCTGAACTTAAAACACAGATGCTTAGTTTAGATGCTCTTCAAGCCCAAACTAATATTGAGCAAGCAAAGCATCCCTCAATTTTTGTAAGTGGTAGCAGACCAGCAATCATGTGGATCTGTGCCTTTGCTTTAGGATGGCAATTTATCTTTGCCCCCATCATATCCTGGGGATTGGTTGTGTGGTATCCTATAGTAACCCTTCCAACTCTGCAGACACAGGAACTAACTGGTCTTGTGTTAGCTCTGCTTGGTCTAGGTGGAATGAGAACTGCAGAAAAATGGCGAGGTGTCCATAGAAACAATATGCAATCATGATAGCTGGAAAAGTATGGGGTAATACACAACTTATTCACGCTAATGGAGTGCTGGAGTTTCACAGAATTGAAGTGAATGAAGGAGGAAAGTGTAGTAAACATAAACATAAATATAAATGGAATGGTTTCTTTGTAGAAAAAGGAGAACTCATTATCAAGGTATGGAAAAACGATTATGATCTAATGGATATAACAATTCTAAAACCTGGACAGTTTACTCAGGTTAAGCCTGGAGAGTATCACCAGTTCGAGGCTGTAAGAGACACTGTAGCTTTTGAACTTTACTGGGCAGAGTTTGATCATGGAGATATAGAAAGAAAAAATGTCGGCAGTTCTTAATGAAAAGCAAGAGAAGTTTGCACAAGCATATGTGCTACACAGAAATGCAACTGATGCAGCCAAGACTGCTGGCTATGCTCCAAAGTCAGCATACAACCAAGGTTACAGACTTCTACAAGAGACTGCAATTCTGGAGAGAATAGAAGACTTAGAAAGAGAACTTGAAACCAGTGTTGATGTAATAGAAGAAATAGAAAACCAATATGCTTTTGCTAAAACACAGGGACATACAAACAGTGCAATTAAAGCTTTAGAACTTTTATCCAGAGTTAGAGGTCATAAGAGTGATAAAGATACAGAGATTAGTAGAGAAGATTTACATACAGCTATTATTAAATCTATGGAAATACTTGGACAAGAAGAAGTAAATAAGTTATTAAAGAAATGTGAGTTTGATTAATGAATACTATAGTGACACTTACAGAACGAGCAAAAGAATATATGAAAAGTGTATGTGAAGGTGGGTACATAACTCTTGGTGTAAAAGGCGGGGGGTGTTCAGGATTTAAATATGTATGGGGATTGTCTCCAGAGGCAACCCATGAGCGTATACAGTGGTCTAAGCCTATAGAAGATATATTATTGTTAGATCCAATAGCTGAACTACACATCTTAGGTAGTGAGATAGATTACGTCGAGGAACTTGGAGGAAGTTTTCTAAAGGTTGTTAATCCTACAGCAACAAGTCATTGTGGTTGTGGGGAAAGTTTTGGTGTTTAACTTTCCTTTTAGAAATTTACTAATATCTTCTACTTTAATTATTGAAAGGAGAAAATTAATGAGTTTTAATAGTCCTATGTGGTGGGTGGAAGACGAGACATCTCTTTCCTTTACAGAGTATCAAAGATCAGCCCAGACTACTAAGCTTTATCCAGACACAACAAAGATATGGTATCCAACACTAGGTTTATGTGGTGAGGCAGGAGAGGTAGCAGAAAAAGTCAAGAAGTTTTTTAGGGACGGCACCTCAGAAGAAGAATTTAAAGAGGTTGTTAAAAAAGAATTAGGGGATGTCTTGTGGTATATCCAAGCTCTAGCTACAGACTTAGGCTTCTCACTAGAAGAAGTAGCCAAAATTAATATAGCTAAATTAAAGGACAGACAGAAACGAAACAAAGTACATGGGGATGGAGACAATAGATAATCTCAAAGATAAAGATTTATATCTACATATCTTTGATAGATATGAGGTATGGTGGGAAGACACAACCAGCCACAGTGAGTGGCAGCAGATAACAGAAGCAAAAAAAGATAAGCCTGTGATCTGTTTTACTGAAGGATATTTACTTCATAAAAATAGAGATGCTTATATTTTCTTTATGTCCATCTGTTCTGCAGAGGAGATAGGGGATCAGATAGTTATCCCTTCAAAGAATATTAAGAAATTAACCAAAACAGGGAGCAGAAACTTCCTAGCCAAGGAATTTGAGTACGATACCTACAAAAAAGTACCCAAAGCCCAAAAACAACCTCCTCAGAAGCTCCCTGAGTAGGGGTAAAGAAGTTTTTGGTATCTTATATCCAAAAATACTAAGGCTCGTCAGTGAGGCTTACAGAGCCTTACAGAGGGTAGTGCTAAAATCTACGTCGGAGGGTGCTTTCCATTGTGCATATCGTATATTTTAGAAATATCTTGGATTAGCATCTCTACTTTAGCTTCTATAGCCCCTCTTCTTGTATGTTCTACAGCTAGATTATCTGGGCTTAGTATCCCTGCCAAAGTAAGGATCTGATTTTTCATTACAGCGATACTATTATCGTTCTTATCTAAGTCTCTCCCATGCTCTGTCATTTTTAGCCTCATGGAATCCTGATTTTCTTTTAAGGTTTTGACTTGGGATTTAACCAAAGCCCAGGCTCCAGACAGAGAGGCTACTACAGCCCCTATCTGAAAAAGCATCCTTGAGTCTAGTTCCAATTTATGTATAACTCCAAACCCAAGGTCTTGGATGCGTATCACTATTATCCATATCGTCTAAGTGAATAAACCTTGTGCATCTATTTCCTCTTTGGGATATTCCTATTCCTGTCATGCCGTGCTTTATACCTAATCTTATTATCTCATATGCTTCTGAACCGAAACATTGAATATCTACTGCTCTACCAAAAACATGAGGGGAGTTTACCGCTCCCCCCACTGTAATATTATAGGTAGGATTTCTAAAAGCAGAACTTAAAATAATTGGACTACTAAATTCTTCTCTTAAAGCTACAAGCTTTTTCATAAAGGAAGAATCCATACTCCATTCACCAGTCCCCTTACATCTTAATTCTTTTTCACTGAAATATTTCCAAGACATTATCTAGTTCCTGTCTTTTCTCCTTTAAAACTCCTATAAATATTCATTAGATCGTGCATAGCTTCTTGAAGAGGGGGAGGACTTCCTCCTTGTTTCTTTGTCTCTCTAATCCAGTTTTTAATATTTTTACTTGTTGGTCTAGGCGGTTCAAATCTGCCTCTAAACATTGCTTTCAACATTCTTTTATCTAGAGGATTTCTAAATTTACCATCTCTTTCAAGAACATTTATAATATCTCTGTCACTCATACCTGTACTTCTTGCATGATCAACAACATCAAACATCTCTTTAGAAAGAGAATATTGTTTTTTCAAAGATTGTGTATATCCACGCAGAAGTTCTTGTGCGTTCATTGGAGATTGTTCTCTTATCATATCATTAAATATATTTCTTGCATCTCCCATATCTGCTTTTAGATCTGCTAATTTATATCTTAAAGAAATTTTTATATCATAATGTTGTGGTTTAACCCCAGTCATTCCCCACATTTCATCTGAAAGCTCCATCTTTCTTAAATTTTTTCCTCTTGTTACGCCATATTCTTTTCCTTCAGGTTTTCTAGCTGTTGCAGTATATAAATCTCTTGCATCTTTCATAAATCCTGGTTCAAAAGGTTCCAAGAATGTTAAGACTTGTGAAAGTGTTTTTTGTTCTCTAGTCATTGCTTCTGTATTTATAGGACGACCATATTCATCCCTATTTCGATATAGATCAACTATAGCTTCAAACATCATAGATGGCCCAAAAACTTCTTTTAACGGTTCCCACCACACTTCTTTTATAGAACTCATAACTTTTCCATCAACATCTTCACCTCTATTTAAAGCATCAAATCCTGCTTGTATAGGATCAGCAAGTCTTGCCCAAGGATTTACATAACTCATATTTACTCTTTTTCCTTCTCCATTAACAGGGGGATCAGAATAAAAAAACTGCGCTCCTTTATCAAAAGGAGCATTAAAATATTCAAGTCCTTCTCTCTTTGTATATTTCTCTCCAGGTTCTTTTTCATCCATTCCTATCATGGTAGATGAAGTATAAGCTAAAGCTGGAGCAGCAGATTGTGCAGCTATAAAAGATCCTGCTCTTCGTAGTCCTACATTAAATCGCGCCCTTCCTCTTTGTCCACCACTCTCTCGTAATAACTGCATTCCTGTCTTCATATCGTTAAAAGAAGTTCTTATAATATGAGATTGAGTTCTTATAAGTTCAGTTGTAAAAGCAAGAAAGTCTGCTGCTGGAGCAAGTCTTGCATAACGCACAAACTGAGGAACTCCTCCATAATTTTGCATATGTTTCAGTACGTTGTCTCCTGCAAGTTTATCTAATGCAGTTATCTTTACAGGAATACCATCTCCAGATATAAATGAGTCTATAACCTCATCTGGGTCCATACCCTCATCAAGCATAACTTTTCTATACATTCCTTTTTCATTTTCAAAAGCAAACTGTTTCCAGACATCATCTCCTGCTTGATAAAATTTAGTAGCTTTTATATTAAGACTTGAAGCTTTCTCTTTTAATTTGTCTTTTTCTCTAAATATACCAGACTGTAATGATAAAAGAGAATCTGGTTTTCCAGCAAGCCTTAAAACTTCTCTTATTGTTTGTAATTCTATACCACTTTGAAGATACCCTAATGCAATTCCTTTTTCTACTTCTGCTCTAAGTTGTGCATCAGGATATCCTGCCAAACCTTTAGCAATTCTCCATCCTGCCCCTAATGAAGCTGGATTTATATATCCTGCACCTATTGCCATCCAACCAGCACCAAGAAAATTTCTGGCTATAGCAGTAGGACTCCAAACAGTTTTAGCAGCCCTTGTATGTCCTTGTAATAATAAATATCCTTGATACCAAGAAGGAATGGTTCTTGTAATTTCGTTTCCATTAATAATTGCATCAGCTACTTGTGGATTAGCATATAATTTATCTAAAGGACTTCTTCTTTTCTCAAGAGCCTCATCAAGAAAACCTATCTTCATACCCTTCATTTCTTGAACATCTAAGAAAGGACTACGTGCTCCTTCAGGTAAAGATGTTTTAAGTTCTGTTAATATATTTTCTTCAGCTATAGGTTGTCTACTAGTACCAGCAATTTGTCCTTTTCTTATAAGATTAGCTACACTATTCTCATACTTATGTAACTGAATAATTTGATTCAGTTTCATTACTGAATTTCTATAATTAGTAAAGGGATCTTTATATTCCCCCATTAATGCTCTTATTTCTTTATCAATATCTTGTCTTGATTTAAAAATTTTCCCTGCTCCCTTTTTAAGTTGAACAGGTTTATCAAATATAGCTCCTAACTCGTCTATATCACCAGAAGCAAGAATGTCATCAACAGTTTGATTAACATATCCGTTTTCTCCCATGATATTTAACCACCACTCTCTACTTTCTTCTGGCATTTCCTCAAGAATATTATCTAATTCCATACCTTTATGCAGTTTCGCGCTTACTATATTATCTATTAATCTAAAATCTCCTAACCCTTTTGCTTCATCTAATTCCATAAATCTATTCTTAATATATTGTTCAGCCTTTTCAGCAATTTCTTTACCTTCAGGATGGTTTTTAATATAATGTGTCCATGCAGGATTATCATGAATTTCATATTGTTTATTCCACCATCCCTCTAGAGTTCCATCTATAGAAGCTTTAATTTTTAGACCAAGAGGAGTATTTTCATCTACTATAGCAGGATCAATCCTAAATAAATCTTTTTGTAATGCCTCCTTCTCTTTTTTCATACTTTCAAGAATAGTTAAAACTTCAGAAGAAAATTCTCTTTTAGCTTCTTGACCAGTTAATATATCAGTTGCATCTGTAAGAATTGTACGATCAACTTCATTAAGTTCTTTCATATCTTTAACATTAAACTGCTTTTCCAAAGCCTCTTCTAAAAGCCCCATTTTTGTTGCTACACCCCTTGCTGCTCTATCTATACCACCTCGTCTTGCTGCTTGCAAAGATGTAACTGACCAAGGAACTCCAGCACCAAAAACTCTTTTAACTGGACCCAGAATTTTTTCATATAACTTCCTTCCATCTCCTTTTCTTTTTATTGGTTCTGTTTTAGTTCTTACTTTTTGACCAACTAAAACTAATCCTTTTTTTGTAGATCTTGTTTTACCACTTAAATCAAATCCAAGATTATCTGTATAATTACGAACAGTTTCTTCTGTATCTAATATAGTCTTCTTCGCTTCAAAGTCAGCCTCACTTGCCATTTTCTTTTGTGCTTGAGTGTCTACTTTTTTTGGTCCTCCTGCTTCATTTATTTTCTTTAACTTAATTTTCTCAGCTAATTTTGTTGGGCTACCTCCAATAAGAGTAATCTCTAGTGTTCCACCATCAGCAGTATGTAGTTCAGCATCATCAAGAATATCTTCAATATCTGCCTTCTCCATTCCTATATTAATAGTTCTGGCTTGTTTAGGAGATTTTATTACTCCTTCTCTTTTTATTGCTTTATCAAAGTTTTTTTGATATTCATTTAAGACTTTTTTATTTCTAAATTTAGTCCATGCCCTTACAGGAAGACCAGTTAAAGCTGCACCGCCAATTCCCCATGTCAAAGCCTCTTTTGCAACCTTACCATAATCTACATCTTCATCTATCCTATCATATTTTTGGGTAACAATATTTTCTAATCCTGCTGCAGTACCAGACCATAAACCACCAGCAGTTCCTTGCCATCTTGAAGCAGATTTTGCCGCCTCTTTTCTTGCTTGTTCTAATACCTTTGGTTTTACTGCTGTAGAAATTCCCTCTCCAATAAATTCTTTTACACCTACCTTACTTACTTTTTGTTTTTGTAAAGCTCTTTGTAATTGTTTTTTAAAAGCAAAACGTCCAGCAATAGAGGCAGCCTTTCCTCCTAAAAATCTACCTCCTGATATACCTGCACCTATTCCACTTAATAGAGGAAGAGAAAAAGTAGGATCTTGTGCCATATTTTTCATGTTTCTACGAACTGTTTTACCTTCTGTCTTCATATCATCATACATTTCCATAGAATTTATCCATGCTTGTTTAACATTAGAAGGAAGTTTGTCTGCCCTCAATGCTGCTGCACCCATACTGGTTAGATCCCATCCTACTTCTGACTGTCTATTCTTTAACCATTCAGCCAGTTTATTATTAGATTTTGTATATGGTTCCCCCTTCTCCTCTTCATAAATAGTTCGAGCATAAGATAACCATTTTGGATTTGCAGATAAACTATCTTCTGAAAACATTTTTTACCTTTCTATTTAAGAACAAACTTACTGTGGCACTTCTTCAACAATAGCAACATTCACACCTATTATCTTCTGCTGGCCATATTGATTTAATGTACTTTGTAAAGCAGCCCCTACCTCGTTGATAGGCTCACCTGCATTTATTCTGCTTATAGCCGAAGTTACAGCATCAGAAATTAGATCACTTTGGTCGAGAGGCACAGGATCGCCAGTAGCTTTCCATATCCAATTCCCTTTTGTGTTTTTGTTTATAGCCCAATCATCATTAAGGGCATCAAGAATCATATGTGTATGCTCTATTGCTATCCTATGCAGTATATTAGCCTTCTTTTGTGCAGTCTTATCTCTCTCAATGAGCACATCTGCCCAAGTTCCCATAAGCTTTATCTGATTATTAGTCAAATTCTCCCTTTGTTTTGCTTCTAATTCAAGTAAAGTTGCAGCATTAGTATATTCTAATTGATCTACTTGTGCTACACTAGCCTTCCAAGCAGCATGGAGTTTTTGCTGTTCTGCTTTACTCTTTCCTATTCCCTCTATAACATTTACTAAAGCTGTTTCTCGCTCCAACAAAGCAGAATCATAAAGAGTATCGTACTCAGACAATTGTGTCAGATTGGATAGATTACCAGTAATTACAGCTTTCTGTATCTGCTCCATTTTTAACATATCTTCATTCTTAGCTATTAAATTATTTTTAATAGATTGTCGTTGCTCTTTATTTACAGCACTTAAATCAACATTAGCTACTGAATCTGATATTTTACCAAGCATCAACGAAAAAGCTATAAGTGGATCTGTCCTAGACAATGCAGCTTCTTCTGGAGAAATCTCTTTTATTGAAGCAAATCCTCTTCCTATTCTTCCTATTCTTTCTCCAGTAAAACCTCGTTGCTCATCTTCAAATTCTTCTTGTCTTTCTTCTCTCATCTTTTCTCTATTTCTTACAGCCTGTCTATTTAGTTCTTCTAATTCTTCGTGTCCTTCTACTAGTCGCTCTCTTTCTGTAGTGTATCTCTCTGCTTGCATTGCTTCCCTATCTTCAAGGTGTTTTTTACGGAGTTGTCTTGCTCTTTGAGCCTCTAGTTCAGCCCCAAGACCTGCCTGATAAGCTTTATAGGCAGCACCTTCTTTTCCTATTAATTGTCTTGCACTAGTTTCCTGCTTCTGTTGAGCATCCCTTATGCCTGTTAGCAACTCCTCCAACCTTAGCTCTTCTTGCGCTCTAAATTCAGATGGAAAAAGTATACTAGCAAATTCAGGATTATCTTCTCTAAACTGTCTTTGCTGTGCAGTTAATCCTGAAGCCTCCCTTAAAGCTTTTGCTTTTGCTAATTCTTTATCTGAAATAGGTTTAGCAGACCCATACTTTTCTTCCATCCCTTCTAATGCCTCTAGTCTTCTTATATTGAGTTGTGCAAGGGTAGTAGGCGTTAGATTAATATCACCTTCCATAAGATACTGTTCAATTTCTCCCTGAGTCATTCCTGCATCTTCAGCGTGTTGTAAGAAAGCATAGGCATCTACAGGAGTACCTACCAATTCTTCTGGTGATGCAGTTCGTGGCCAGCGTCTAGATCCAGGTTCAGGCTCACCAACTTTCTTGAAAGATGATCGGATTCTCGCTTTTCTCTGGGCTGTTGGAGTAGTAGATATATGTCCTTCACCACCTCTGATATTCTTATCTATAAATGTTGTAAGAGGTGATAACTCTGCCTGTAAAGCAGCGCCCCTATAAGGGCTTGTTGATGTAAATTCAGTTGATGGCCCCCAAGTTCCACGAGGAATAGTATGGACACCTTGCTGCCTTTGTAGTAACTCCTGTATCTTCTTTGGAGATATCTTCTCTAGATTCTCTCCTTTAAAAGTCAAGAAGTTTGTTAGGGATGGTACCTCCCTTGTTGCCCCTAAAGTCCAAGGACGACCTTCCAACTCATCTAAATTAGGAACTAAGTGTGCTCCTCTTAGTGGCCTCTGTAAGGTTCTGTCAGCATCACTTTTCATCTGACCATAAGGTCTAAGAAGGCTTTGTTGTTTTCTCATATCCACAAATAAGGCATTCAGTATTCTATTATATTTCGCTGGATCAGTTTTTTTAATATTAAAAAGATGATCTTTAAATGGACTAGCAGGAAGATTTTCATAAACCTGATCTAAGTATGGTAAATTTTTGCGGCCAACGGCGGGCAGCCTGCTTCTATTAAGTGGAATAGATGCAGGATCATACATCTTTTCACGATAAGTCTCTTCGTCATCCAGATACCACATAGGTTTGGTATCCAAATTATTCTGATGAGATTCAACTAACCCAGAAATTCCTCCTCTGATTTGTCCACCAGAAGCAGCCTTCTGTTGGGGAGCACCATAAGCAAAGCCAGCCAATGTACCCAGACCACCAAGAGCTTTTGTTCCAGCTTGCATTAAAGAATATCCAAGAGAAGGGGTAGGAGTAGTCTGTTGAGTATATTGATAAGCTGATGGTGTATAAGGAAACCCTCTAACAGTAGCTTGATATTCTTGTAAAGATCTTGTTGGAAATTCTCTTTCAGAAAGGAAATCTTCATAGCCTAAATTCAATGCTTTCTGATCAAGCAATTGTTGTGTTTCACCAACAGATTGTAAAGTACCTAGTTCTGTTAAAGCTTGAGCAGGAACTCCTTGCATTTGCTGTTGCATAAATCCTCTTAGTCCTGCTGCCCTCCCTGCTTCTTGTTCATAAGCTTTTTGAGCTTGTTGATACGCATCGAAACTTCCTTTCATTTGAATATCTGATAACTGCCGCTGTAGATTGTCTAAGGAAGTAGATTCAAGCATAGCTGCTCTTGATCCACCATAGGAACCTGCAGCTACTGCCTGTTGTTCAATCTGTGGAGCAACATTCCTTTCATAAGCTCTTTCAGCTTCTCTTTTTGCAATATCAGTAACTTGTTGTTGATAAGGATTAGTTAATCTTTCTATATCTGCAGTCTCTATAGGTCTTCCAGCCCTTCTAGCAGCCTCTAAAGCTTCTTGAGCATAGAAAGCACTGGAAGTATCTGGAGCACCTGCTATACCTTGTCTAGCCAATCCAGTCAATCCTTCAAAGGCTTCTTCTTGTAAAGGACCAAAAGGTGCAAGTCTTGCCCCTGGATAAGGTGTATATTCTAAACCCTGTTGTTGAGCTTTAGCCTTCTCAAAAATATCTGTAATGAAAGGCTTGAACTCTGTAGGAAGCTCAGTAGTTGTTATCTGAGTTGCTGCTCCTACAGGAGTACTTGCTGGTCTTGGCCCACCTAGTGTTGATAATATTCCCATCTTTTTATCCTTATGCTCTAACTAATGATTGCAAAGCTGTTGACCCATCCATTTCTGGAGGTTGTCTATCTCTTCCATATTTTGTTGTTCTGAATTTAGATATAAATCTATCCATCTTTTCAGAACCATCATCTGCATTTCCATTGCCTAACATAGCCATAACATCTGCAGGTACTACATATTCTTTTGGAGATACTGCTGCAATACCTCCTCCCTCAATAGGCATCACAACATTATCTTGCATCCCGTGTCCTGGCCCTTCTACCTTCCCTTCAAAAGCTCTCCCTCCTTTTGCAAGAGGGACAAGCCCTCCTTCTTTAGCCCTCATATCAGGATAGACATCTTTACCACTCATCGGTCCAAACCATCGATCCCATCCTCCAGGCTGTACTCCTCTATAATATCTAGCAAGAATATTTTCATAACTTGGAGGAGGAAGGGTATATGGAGTATCATATTCTCTATCTTTTTGTTCATATACTTCGGGAGAACGAATACCAGCTAACATTGCTTTTTCTCTTTCTCTTATTGCTTTTGCCCTGGCATCTAAGAATTGTGATGGAGCAACTGCTCCATAAGCACCTATTATTGCTTGTGGGATTCCTTTCAAAGGTTGTGTCTTATAATCATCTAGATATGTAGTAGGATCTGAAAGCTTAATACTACTAGCTTGAGCATTTACTATATCCTCTGCAGTAGGAGAATAACGCAATAATTTCTTATCGATTTCTACTCCTTTAAGTGCTCTTTGTTGTAGTTCTGGAATAGACTCACCCCACGGTCCTGTAGTCATACCTTCAACATTTCTCAATTGTTGAGAAAGTGTCCCCTCCTTTCTTGCCTGTTGTGTTCTTAAATCGATTTGTGCAAGGGTAGAAGGCGAAAGTCCTGACCCTTCAGGAAGATGATAATCCTTATCCCAGGCTTTACCCTCAGCTGGCGCTAGATTAAAAGCTCTTAGGTGATAGTCTCTTAACTCACCTCTACTAAGTGCTTCAATTACATCGTCACGGGTCTTAATTTGCACTGTTGGTCCTACTCTCGGCTCCACTTGTATCTCACCGCGACCATAATCACCTGTATCTGCATATGGATAGTTCGGCAGTCCTCCCTGTTCTTGTCTCTGAATTACCATGCCTAACTCTTCAATCTCTCGATCAGATGGCAACTGAGTTTTTGCTTGCTCATATTGTTGATAGCGTTTAGTTCCTACTGGCACCTTCACGTTACTATCATATGCTCCACGAACAAGGCGCTGCCCCTCTCCTAAAGTACTCCAACCTGCTTTTGTTCCAGCATGAATCATAGCAGCCTGAAGAGGATTACCTTCATGACCTACAAAATCTTCACTTAGCCATCCAGGCACCGCCGCTGCTCCACCTACCACAGCACCTTGTAGTGCCTGAGAAACTATTCTGCCTAAAGCTCCAGTAATTCCTGCTGCATTTCCAAAGAGTTGTGGTGGTATTATAGCCCCAGCTATAGGTGCAACCCCTGCACCAATTAATGCCGGAATAAGAACGCTAGGGTCTGCTAGACTTTTAAAATAATCTGATACTGCACTAGCTTCAGGCAATCCTGTTCTTGGATTCAAAGAGAGAAGTCCTGTAGCTTCCAATCTTTTAACTTCTGGTCTAGTCATATGGACTAGTTCAGTATCGCCTCTTCTTCCTTTTGCAGCCATCAAACTTGCAAGACCTGCTCCTGGTGCATTTCTATTAATATATTGTGCCATAATTTATCACCTAATCTGGTTGGGTTGCATATAATAAGATTGTGGTTGTGTACTTTGAGCATACACATTACTAATATTACTCTGTGCAGGAGGTTGCTGTGGCTGCTGTGGTACAGGTCTATTAGCTGTATTAGGAGCCATAGTTAGTCCTTGATTTAATAGTTGTGATTGATTAAGTTGTGGAGAAGAAGAAGGAGGAGGAACATTTCCTTGAGCATAAGCATTTGCTACCATACTTCTTATTCCACTATTTATACCTTCTCGAATATGTTGAGTAAAATTATTTGCTATTGGATTTCCTCCTCCTTGCAGAGATATTAAACCTCCTGCCTTATTTGTTCGTAGCAAATGCTCAGGTTCATTGAAAGGTTGATCAAGATACCTTAGACCTAGGTTGGGGGTCTTCCGCCAGGGAGAAGAGTACTCCTCTTGGGAATCATCATCCCACCATTCCCTACTTGGTCCCTCTATATCAACAAACTTACCTTGCTCTTTGAGTTGGGCGACTAGATCAGCATTATCCCTATAATCTCGTCCATAGTCTCTTATATTTTTATGATGTTGAAACATACCATGACCTACTGTCGCCATAGGCACAACCATTGACGCTGGGATTCCTGTTAGTGCATTAACCAAACCTGACCCTATAAATTTTCCTGTATTTTTCAATGCGCTTAGTCCTACATTTTTCCAGTTTATCCCTTGGTCATCATTCTCTCTTTGTCGTTGGGCTACATTCTCTCTTTGTTGTTGGGCTACATTCTCTCGTAATTTATTATAATTTGCTATTTCTAAAGAAGTAGGTCTAATATCCATTGGTGAACCTAATGTAGCAGGGGATGTTTCCTTTACAAAGTTTAAGGGAGAACTATATTGTCTAGCTTGTGCCAAATCCTCTACTATACTATAATCAGGATACAGAGCCATATAATCTGGGTTTACATTTCCTCCATAAACAGGAATAAGTGGTGCTCCGGGAGTAGTTGCTAAATTATACGGTAACGGCGTTTCTTCTTGTGAACTGTCATCTTGAGGTCCATAACTTTCTTGAGGTGATTCATACATAGCATCTTCTACCATATCCTCATAGACGTAAGGATTTCCTCCATTAGCCAAAGATACTAATCCTCCGAACTTTCTATTATGAAGTTCTTCATCTAATCTTATATCAGACATTGGAAGTGTAGGAGGTAAGTAGGTATGGTGTATATAAGGAATGTCATCAACAATTTCTTTTTGTCTCAGAGTTCTCAAATAATCTTCCCTATCTAAACTTAACAACCAATCTGGTATCCCATCAAATGGTGTTTCAATAGTTACTAATTGTTGTTCAATAGCATCATCAGTGGATAATATCTCTGCATCACGATGTTTCTCCGCTAGAGCTTCACCTCTATACTCTCTTTCCCACCACCTTTGAGACTCTTCTTCTTCTTTTTGTCTCAAAGTTCTCCAATAATCTTCTCGTTGATTAATATCATCTAAAGAAAAAGCCTGTTGCCATTGTCGAGGAATTGAAGACCATAACTCACTTTGATCTTTTCCTAAAACTTTATCATAATCTGTAAGAATAGGATCTATCCAATGTTCTACATCAATATCTTCAAATAACTCTGGAGAAACTCCATATCTGCTTAACTCATAAGCTCTTTGAGTCTCTTCCCTTTCTGCATTTTCTCGTGCCAGCCTTTTCCGGTAAGTATCCTCCATTTCCTCTGTCCAATGTTCTATATCAATATCTTCAAATATTTGGCCGCCACTTTGTTTTTGTAAACTTTTTAATCCTGTATTCATTGTGTCCTCCGGTGTCCCTCTAAGGATAGGTTTTTCATTTAGAAGCGTAGGTAATTCATAGAGTTGATATGGTGCGTGAAGTTCTTCATCTAATCTTATATCAGACATTGGAATTAGTTTTTCCCCTTCATCAAATATACTTTGAGCACGAGAATCCTTTAATGCTTTATTTTGTTGGTCCTTAGTTCCTTTATGATGATACTTAATCCAAGCATTAAACATTGCTTGTGTATTTCCTTTAGCTATTTCTTTCAACTCAACATCAGTTCCTATTTGTTGATCTAAATGCGCCCAAAATAGTTCAGTTTCTGCATCTTCACCTAAAGCTAATACTTGATTTTGCCAATCTTTTAACCCCGTATCCCTGTCCTCCTCTGTACCTAAACGTCTAGCTTCTGCACTATTCTTTAAGTCAGCTAACCAAAGCGGAGAATATATTGGATCATAAAAAGAAAACTCCTTGTTTTGATTTTCTTTCTTTCTACGTGTATTTTCTCTATCATAATATCCTTTTAAATTATTAGCAGCTATTTCAATAGTTCCTTTTTTATCACCAGATCCACCTGTTGTCATCCATTGATAAATTCCTCTTGCATTACTATTAGGATTTACTTTATTTTTACCACCAGAACTTTCTACATCTCTAACCTTTCTAGAAAAATCTAATAAGTAAGAAGGATCATTAATATTAAGACGCCTCATTAGACTTTCTAAAGCTAAAGGTAAATTATTTGCCATTAATTCAAGTCCTGCCAAGAAGTTTCTGCTCCTAAACTAACATACCCTGCAAATTTCCCTCTACTTGCAATATATACTATGTCTCCTCCTTGAGGTCGTCCTACACTTGTTACACAAACTACAGTGTAAATATTTGTAGATGGTGTGGCGTCTACTTGATTATCTCTTTGCTCTAAAGTATTAATTAAGATAGCACCCCAATCTTCTAGTATCTCATAAAATTCTTTCGCTGTATAATCTCCAATCCTGACAAGACTACGGAGTTGTGGATATGTTGCCATACTTTACCGTAGCCCGTCAGGTTGTAATGAAAGTCTCAATGAGCCATATCTCCAGCTAGTTCCTGCTTCTCCTGAAGAAACCCGAACAACAGCTTGCCTTCCTCTTGCTCTAAAATCAACCTTCTGAGTTGTTGGAGAAATAACAAATGGTCCCTTTTTAATTTGATCATTCACAGGAAAATTCTGTACAGTTATACTAAATCCTAAGTTCCCTCCTGACAAAGTAAAATCTGGTATTAATCTATCTGCAAATAATATATTTG